ATGATGGCTAATCCTGACTACATAGCGGAAATGGAAAGCTCAGGTTCTTCAGTTCCTGACTACATAGATTCACTTGAGAGTTCATCGCCAACAACAAGCAAAAGCAAAGAAAAGCCCGTTTCGTTTAGGCGTTCGACAGACCCAAGAGAGTACCAGCAGCAAGAGAATTTTTCTGCGCTGCGGGATTTTGTTGGTGGCGCTACATCCGTTGCGCGTGGTGGGGCTAACATAGTTGGAAGCATATTTGGGAACTCCAAACTTGGGCAGCAGATTTGGCCTGTAACTTACGCCAATAAAGACTCTGCTGCATATACGGCGGGGCAGATTGTTGAGCCAGCATCTTGGGCCTTGGGTGGCGGTGCTACCAAGGCTGCAAGTATGATCCCGATGGCTACCAAGGTAGCACCGATAATTCGCGGTGCTATTGCAGGCGGTACTTCTGGCGCTGCAACTGGAGCTTTGACAAACGAGGAAGATCGTTTAAGCGGAGCAGGCACTGGCGGCGCTGTTGGAACAGTAGTTGGCGCAGCGTTGCCGCCAGTTGGCAGGATGGTGCAAAAAGGTCTTGGCTGGACTGCTGACACACTCAAGGGCAGAACAGGTCAAGTCAAGGCTGGTCAAATAGCCCGTGCAGCAGCAGGGAGCAAAGCACCTGAGATTATTCAGGCGTTGGATAACGCAAATCCGAACTTGACTGCTGCCCAAGCCGCATCAGACGTTCCGCAGGATATGTGGCAGTCATTGGGCGCTGTTGCACAAAAGGCCGACAAGGAATCCTTCTACAGTTCATTGGCTTCGCAGCAGGAAGCTGCTCGTAAGGGTATGCTTACTGGCGTTACGCCAGACTTGGCTGCTGCTGAAGGTGCTAGGAGTGGTTTTGCATCACAGGCTTACCCTAAGTCATTTGCAGAAGATAGAGCAGCCAGAATCGCGCAAGAAACGTCGATGAACCCTACTCGGCAACTGGTGATAACAAACCCAAATGCGGGTACAGGTTATTACAAACAAGGCGCTCCAGCACAAGCGCCTATCTCTGCGCCAATTAAGAATCTTGTGGATGAGCCTATATTCAACGCTGCCAAGACAGACGCTATGAAGGCTGTTGCGGAGGATGTGCGTATACCTCAAAGTCTTAGGGATGAGATAGCAGCAAGTCCAGAACGAAGCCTGCAAGGGCTTCACGCGATGAAAACTGCTATAGACGCCCAACTGAAGAAGCCAATCGCTGAAAGTGCGATGGCTTCTTACAGAGAAAGTTCACTCAAGGCATTCCAGAAGCAACTGATTAAAGCAATGGAAGATATGAGCGGATATGGCGCAAACAGAGCTAAATTTGCTGAGTTATCCAAGCCAGTTAATCAGGCTAACGTCCTTGGAGAGTTGAGTTCAATTCTCGAAAAACCTATGACTGGCGAACGCGCTGTACCTTTTGTTAACGCACTTGGCCGTGGGGAAGAAGCCGCTTTGACAAGGGCTGGACTTGACACGCGTTTCACCAAAGGTATTGACGATGTATTGACCCCGACTCAGATGGGCGCTGTCAACACCGTCAAGAGTGAACTGACACGCGATGCTCTGATGAAGAAGTCGGCAGGAGGAGAAGGAGGAGGTGCTGAAGCGTTGCGTAGTGTAATTGGCGAGTTGACAACCTCGTTCAGACTGCCGCCGATGTTCAGAACTGAGGTCAGCGCCATGAATAAACTCATGGAAGTTGCAGAAAAGAACCTGAGCGCAAAGACCAAGCTGGCGCTAGTAGAAGGTATGAAATCTGGCAAAAGCGCGGCTGAGATGCTTAATACTTTGCCTGCATCAGAGAAGAATAAGCTGTTTATGATGATGGGCCAAGCAGGTAAAATATCTGGCGAAGCAGGTGCTATATCTGGCGTCCAAGCGGGAGGTAGAGACAAATGACCACATATCTTCAGGCCATCAACGAAGTCCTTGCGCGTCTGCGCGAGACTTCTGTGTCCACCATCACGCAGAACTCCTACGCGATCATGGTCGGGCACTTCGTAAACGATGCCAAGCGTCAGGTCGAAGATGCGTGGGACTGGGACGCTCAGAACACCTCGGTCAGCATCAACACTGTTGGCGGCACTAGCGGCTACACGCTGACCGGGGCTGGAACGAAGCAGAAGTGCATCACAGCCAACGTCACGACAACCTGGCGTCAGGGTCGGCTTCGGCCTGTCTCTGCCGGGTTCATTGAAGATCAGCAGCAGTTGACTACCACCACCAACTCGGTTCCGTGCTACTACGCATGGGATGGTAGCGATGGCACAGACAGCAAGATTCAACTGTATCCGACCCCGGATGCAGCGTATGCGATCACGTTCAACATGAATGTGCCGCAGATCGCTCTGACTGCCGCTGCAGACATCATCATGGTGCCATCAGAAGCCGTTGTAATGGGCGCATACGCTCGCGCATTGGCTGAGAGGGGTGAGGATGGCGCTCTTGCCTCTAGCGAGGCGTATGGACTGTTCAAGGGCATCCTGGCAGACCGTATATCGCTTGAGCAGGCCCGGAACGAAGACTACTGCGAGTGGGTGGCAACATAATGGCACAACCGACCAGAACCTACTCGATAACGGCTCCGGGCTTTATGGGGCTGAATACCCAAGATGCGTCTGTTGACCTTGACCCGAAGTTCGCGCTTGAGGCTAACAACTGCGTTATCGACAAGTTTGGTCGTATCGGTTCACGCAAGGGCTGGACAGCATCCAACACCGCAAGCGTTGAACTTGGTTCATCCAATATTGAGTCAATCGGTGAACTGATCGAGAGCGATGGAGATAGAACCATCGTCGCAGCAGGCAACAACAAGCTGTTTAAGTTAGTGACCACTACGCTTACAGAGCTTACCTACGGCGGTGGTGGCGTTGCGCCAACCATCACGGCAAGCAACTGGCAGAACTGTGTGCTGAACAACTGCATCATGTTCTGGCAGCAGGGTTTCGATCCGCTGATCTACGACACCGCGCTGTCCACGACACAGTACCGTCGAATCAGTGAGCACCCGACCTATTCCGGCACTGCTCCGCAGGCCAATACCGCCATCTCTGCGTACGGGCGCATTTGGGCAGCTTGCACGGCAACGGACAAGAATACTGTCTACTGGACCGACACATTGACGTTTCAGAAGTGGACTGCGGGGACCGCAGGTTCGTTAAACCTGTATGGCGTTTGGCCCCAGGGCGGCGATGAGATTGTGGCTCTGGCAGCGCACAACAACGCACTCATCATCTTCGGTTCCAAGCAGGTTCTGGTCTACACCGGAGCAGATGACCCGGCTACCATGAAGCTGAGTGACGCCATCAGTAACTCTGGGTGTGTTGGTAGGGATACCGTACAGAACACACCCGATGACTTGGTTTACCTGTCCAGTGGTGGCCTTCGGTCACTGAAGCGCACCATCCAAGAGAAGTCTGCTCCTCTGATGACAATCAGCCGGACGGTCAATGACGACATATTGAACTACATCAATAACGAATCCTCTGGCGCTACCATCAAGACAAGCTACTCACCGATAGATTCATACTACTTGGTGACGTTTGTCGAGTCGATGATTACATACTGCTTCGACACCCGATCGCCCATGCAAGACGGTTCTTACCGTCCGACAACTTGGACCGGGGTTGTGCCGAAGTGCTACTGCTATTCGCTTAGTCGGGCGCTGTATTTCGGTCAGGCCGGACACATTGCCTTGTCGGACGGATACACCGATAATGGCAGCAGCTACAGAATCGCTTACTACACAACATGGGTCGATTTTGGTGATCCAATCCGTACCAGCATATTGAAGAAGGTTGCTGTAACAGTGCTTGGTGCCGTTAGTCAGGTTTTGGTTTGCAAGTGGGGGTTTGATTACGTTTCGCAAACTAGGTCTGAGCAGTTTTCAGTAGGTGTGTCGAGTACCATTGCAGAATATGGTGTCTCAGAGTATGGAGTTGGTGAGTACACGTTAGGGTTTATCACTGACAGTATTCAGACCAATGCAGGCGGTGTTGGCAAGGTTATTCAGTCCGGTATTGAGGCTGACGTTTCAGGGTATCAAATCTCTATCCAGCGGTTTGATATGTACACGAAAGATGGGGCATATAAATGACAACGTACACCAAAAGTACAGACTTTGCATCCAAGGATGCACTTTTAACGGGAAACCCGTCGAAGGTGGTCAAGGGTGTTGAAATCAATACTGAGTTCGACAATATAGCTGCGGCTGACGCAACAAACCTGAAGTCAGGCGGTGCTCTTGGCACACCATCAAGCGGAACTGTCACCAATCTTACAGGTACAGCGAACATCAGCATCACTGGCACTGCGACGAACATCGCTGGCGGTGCTGGCGGTCGGATTCCGTATCAATCCGCAGCGAACACAACTGCGCTGTTGGCTAATGGGACTGCTGGACAACTCCTAACGTCGAACGGTACTACCCTGGCACCGTCATGGACCACGGTAACGGCTGACGTAGCGGCACAAACCCACGCCGCCGCCAGCAAGACCACGCCCGTAGACGCTGACGAGCTACCAGTGGCTGACAGCGCCGCCACCTGGGGCCTGAAAAAGCTCACATGGTCCAACATCAAGGCCACGCTCAAAACGTACTTCGACACGCTCTACCAAGCCGCCGACGCAGACCTTACAAGCTGGGCAGGCATTGCGCCAAGCGCAAAGGCAAGCTCTGGTGCCAACTCCGACATAACATCACTGTCCGCTATTGCAAGCATCAACGGTGGGCAGATTTCGCACAGAAACAGAATCATCAACGGCGGGTTTGATGTGTGGCAGCGCGGTACTTCTATCGCTACATCAACAGGCGGCACAACAGGCTACGCGGCAGACAGGTGGCAGCTAGCAAGGACTTCTTGGGCAGCAGGGGCCACGGCAACAAGGCAAGCGGGAGAAGCAGGTAGTCAGTATTGCATCAGAGTTCAGCGCGATTCTGGAAATACATCAACATCCAACATCTACATTTCGCAGTACCTTGAAACTGTTAACTCAATCCCGCTACAGGGCAAGTCGATAACGTTGTCGTTTAGGGCTAGGGCTGGGGCAAACTATTCTGCTGCTAGTTCACTACTCAATGTTGGGTTAATAACTGGAACTGGCACAGATCAGAATCACATTGCAGCCGGGTTTACTGGTGCGTCATCAATAGCGTCACAAAACGTAACCCTGACTTCATCGTTCCAGACATTCTCTATCACAGGAACGGTAGCGAGTGGCGCTACTCAGGTTGGCATCCAGATTGCCACAACTCCGGTAGGAACTGCTGGTGCGGCTGATTACTTTGAACTGTCACAGGTTCAGCTAGAAGTTGGAAACACCGCCAGTAGTTTTGAGTTTCGCCCGAATGAATTGCAGCTTTGCCAGAGGTATTACTACCGGGTTTCAATGACAACGACATCAACTGCATTTGGCCCATTTGCATCCTATGCGACTAATTCTTCTGGATTTCTTTATAGCTCCTTCCCAGTAGCAATGCGCGTCCCGCCAACGAGTCTAGAGCAATCCGGTACTGCTGGTAACTACCAGATATTTCTGGCGAGCGTAGCCACTGCATGTACATCAGTTCCTACATTCGGCAATGCCACAACTACTAATGCAATTACATCGATTTTTGCAACATCAGGGCACACCGCAGGGCAAGTTGGGCATGTTGCGTCTGTTGGTGGATCGTCCCCTTATCTCGGATGGAGCGCAGAGCTATGACAACTTACCAATACATCAATCCTGAAAACACCGTTGTCGCTGTCTTTGACGATGACGGCATCTCCCGCAGTAGCTGCCTAGCTTCAATCCTGCCTGAAGATACAGAGATTGCTGCTTACGTTGCTCCGCCTACTCCTATCCCCACAGTCATTTCAATGCGCCAAGCGCGGTTAGCACTGCTTGCAAGGGGCAAACTGGATGACGTTGAAGCAGCTATCAACGCGCAAGAAGAACCGCTGAAATCTGTAGTACGGATTGAGTGGGACTATGCAACAGAAGTTGATCGCAACTGGCCCACATTGATTGCCTTGGCTCCAGCGTTGGGGTTGACTGAGGCTGATCTGGATGCGCTGTTTGTTGAGGGTTCGGCACTGTGAAACGCTACATCTGGAATCTGCTGATAGCGATTGACCAACTGGTCAACGTGATGGTCTGCAATGGGGAGCCAGACGAGACGCTCTCAAGCGCGGCCTATCGGATGCACCGCGATGGAAAGCCTGCTGGTTTCTTGATGCACGTTATTAACTTTCTGTCATTCAATAAAACGCACTGCATAGATGCGTATATGGCAGAGCGACTCAGGGGGCAATTAGCACCGGAGTTTCGTAATGACTAGACAACGCTTCTGGGGCAGCGTATCCCGCGCCCTTTTTGACACAGACCTCACCGGCATTCGCTGCGCTCTGGCGCTATCTGAGTTTCTGTGGGCCATCCTGCTCATCTGGCCCGGTGCTACGTTCGATAGGCCGACGTACGCAATCATGTCTCATGTGATGAGCGAAGAGGCATGGGCGCTGCTGTTCTTTGCATCCGCAGTGACTCAGATCAGCGTAGTTGTGCAAGAGGATTTCCATAGCAGGTTCGCCAGTTACTTCTCTGCCTATAACGCGGTCTTGTGGATGTTCGTTGTCATCTCAATGATGCTGTCAGTTACCCCACCACCAGCAGCAATCAGTGCTGAGATCACTATGTCAGCGTTCGCCACTTGGATATGGCTGCGCCCATACTTACTAGCAGAGGGATACCGCCGTGCAAGAGCCTCAACCAGCCACTGATCGTACCCCCGGCAGACGAGCAACAGACTCCAGTGATGCGCTTGCATTGCTGCGCGAGATTCACTCCAAGCTGCTCAAGGTCGAGGCCGCGCTTGAAGAGCAAGCCACCGCTTTTGTTTTGAATGACCTGAAGAAACCCGACTTCGACGGACACCGCAAAGCGCATCTGACTTTGATTAAAGCCAGCGAGGTGATGGACTCCTACAAGCAAGACATGACCAAGCGAGTGATCGGCATCTTGGTGACGTTCCTGATGGGCCTGCTTGCCAGTGGTTTTCTCTCGCAGCTTGTGGAGAAGATGAAATGAGAATCTCAGACGCAGGCATTGCGCTTATCAAACGCTTTGAAGGTTGTCGCTTGGTTCCTTACCAATGCAGCGCAGGCGTATGGACGGATGGCTGGGGCAATACCTCTGGTGTTCAGCCGGGTAAGTCGATCACCCAAGAGCAGGCCGACCTCCAGTTGAAAATGAATCTGCGCAAGTTCGAGATGGGCGTGGAAGAGTTGGTGAAGGTTGAACTGACTCAGCCGCAGTTCGATGCGCTGGTAAGCCTCACGTTCAACATCGGCCTTGGAAACTTCAAGACTTCGACCATGCTGAAGATGCTGAACCAGTTGAACTATGAGGGTGCTGCGGTGCAGTTCGCCAGATGGAACCGGGCGGGGGGCATGGTTTTGAACGGCCTCACAACACGGCGCAACGCAGAGGCCGAACTGTTCAGGAGCGGCACTCATGGCTAAGTGCTTCGTGCTGGTCATGTCGCTGCTGTGCTTCCCTGCTGCGCCGCAAGAGCTTGACCCCTTGGTGGACTACCGCTTCACCGGCGTTGTCATCCGCGACTCTGACGGCAACACCAAGCGCAGCGTAAAGGTACTCAACGCATTCAAGAAGATCTGGGCCTGTCCGTCTACACAACAACACTCTGGCGCTTGCCCAGGGTGGGCGCTCGATCACGTTATCCCACTCGCCTGCGGCGGGGCCGATACCGTCTGGAACCTGCAGTGGTTGCCGGATGAGATCAAGTCCGAGCGTGGCGAGTTCAGCAAAGATCACTTTGAGCGCCGGGTCTATGGTGGCCACGGTCTATCGAAAGGATGTCCATGAACGAATTCCTCCAGGGAATAGCTCCCACCATCGCGTCCGCCTTGCTCGGCCCTCTGGGCGGCGTGGCCGTGGCTGGACTTGGGAAGATCTTCGGCATCGACAATGCCACGGCCAACGAGGTCACAAAGATATTCCAAGACGGCAAGCTGACACCAGACCAACTGTCCCAGATCAAAGAGTTGGAGATGAAGTACCAGAACGACGAGAAGGAACGCGGGTTCCGCTACGCCGAGTTGGAGTTCAAGGACGTGGACTCGGCTCGGAAGATGCAGATTGCCACGCTGTCCAACATCCCTCCGGTGCTGGCCATCCTGGTGACGCTGGGGTTCTTCGGCATCTTGATCTTCATGGTGACCAACTCCGAGTACAAACCTACCGAGCCACTCCTAGTGATGCTCGGGTCGCTCGGGACCGCATGGACGATGATTATCGGGTTCTACTTTGGTAGCAGCCACGGAAGTCAGCGCAAAGATACTCTCATGGCTGAAAGCAATCAGAGACAAAACCCAACGTAAGACTTGCTTGCTGCATACTTTCTATTCTTCTGTCATCGCATCGCTCCTGTACTTGGCTGCACATAGGTGCGCCATTCAAAAGGGTTGTACAAATTCTGCGGCATATCAACAACCGGCGGGACGTGTCCGTTCTTGATGTTCCGTGCCTTGCGCTTTGCTGCGTATTTCAGGATGTTGTCGCAGTCCTTGCATGACGCAGATAGCGTCCCGTTACTTCGTGTGTAGTACCGACTCAACGGTGTGTCTTGGGCACACTTGCTGCACACCTTTGACACACCCGATGGCTTCGGTGCCCGTGGTGTCGTGTCCAGCATGTGTGCCGTACCCGCCTCCGTCCTACGGTAGATGTGCGCGGTACCCCGCTTTGCTGTCTCGTCCTCTTGACGCTCGACGTAGCCTAGCTTGCTAAGTGCCTTCAAGGTGATGCGGGTTGCATGGACACAGGTTTCACGCTGTTTGGCTAGGTCAAGGACGGTGATCCAGTCAGTTAAGAGGGATAGGGTGTGTTTTCGTTTGTTCATTTCAACACCTCCTTCGTCAGCAGTTCCACCGTCTTGTCCAAGTTCTCCAGCAAGTAGTCAGGCAGTCGGTGCTTCTCTGCGAAGCTCCAGCCCTCAAGTGCGGATAGGAGTTTGATTACGTCTAGCAGTTGCTGTTTAGTCATGGTGTTGCTCCTTTAGTCAAATCAACACCCATCATGGTTGCGACCCTTGCCCAATCAACGAACGATCTTCCAGCACCAACAGGAATCATCAGCGGCACTCCTAGCGCGGCGTCGTCAATGTAGATGTGTGCGTAAACCTTGCGGCTTTCGCTCCATGTGTGCTGCTCTGGGTTCACGTTAGCCGCCCACAACTCAATGCCGTTCTCGGTGAACCACTCGATTGCAGCAGTCAGGGTTTTGCCGTGGCGCATGGTGTACAGAATCAACTGATCTCCACGCGCTACTAGCGCCTTGAGTACCGGAACTGCGCCAATGTCCTGCCCAATCTCAGGGTACTCATGGGTGACGCAAGTACCATCAAAGTCAACTGCAATAATCATTTCGTTTCTCCATCAAAGTCCGCCGCCACAGCGCCAAGGAATGCGCCAATAGCAATACACAGCGCGGTCACGATAGGCTGTGTGCCTTCGCTCCAAACGGTCTGCTGTATCGCTGCCGTGGCAATAGATGTTGTGATAATCAGGCCAGCAGTTCTGGCTACTCGTCCACTGTTCATTTCATCTCTCCCAACTCAGCCCGAATCGCGGCGATGGCGTCTTTGATGTGGCTGTACTTACTCACATACCGTGTGTCATCCAACGCCTCAAGCGCCTGCTTCAGCACGGCCCGTTGCCTGTCAATATGTCGTTGCTTGTTCTGCATGATTGAAATGGTTGCGCCGGGGTTACTCGCTATGACACGGCGATTGCTTACCGTGTCTTCTGGTGTCACAGGCTCTTGTTGCGCTGCCTGAACTGGTGTTGTCGATAACAGATCGGCATAAAACCCAAGAACGCTGCAAGCATAAACATCAATTCCGTGTGACTCTGCAATCCACAGAACTTGCTCATCGCTAAGTGGCTTGAATGGCTCTTGCTGCGCTTCCTTCTGGCAACACTTCCCGCTGCAATCGCGCTGGTCTGCACAGCCACAGTCTTCCTTCTGCGCGAGGGCGGCTTGCCAGCCTTCAAGCGCACCTTCTGTCCAGTGCGACATATACCCACCGAATCCGTCACGGGTCACATCAATATGCTGGGTCGTTGCCCACGCTTCAAAATCTTCACGTTGGCTCATGGGGTTCTCCTTTGATGGCGTCATCTAACTCACTCTGATTTGCGACAAGCATTGCAACGGTGTCGTGGCCCATACTCAGTTCGACTTGCGTCTTACGCAGCCACCGATACCGACTGGCGTCGATCAACGCAGCATCCAGCTCCATATGTAGCCTGTTGTTCTCTGCGGACAATCTGTTGATGATGATGTCGCCATCCCCGCGCAGTGTTTCGTTCTCTGCTTCCTGCTTCGTCAACTCAGCTTCAAGCGTCTTGATGTGCCGACGCAAGCGCCCGTTTTCTTCGTTCGTCATTTCAAGTTCAACGGTCATACAGTCACCTTAGATTTAAGCCAATGCCACACCATCGCAGCACCGAGAATTAATTGATACACGCCGTATGCGGCAAAGCACACTGGTATGGCGACTAGGAGCAGGATGGGGTGTTTCATGGGTGGCACCTCCTGCACACTGGTGACGGGCTGGTAAAGATTGCAGAGCAAATTCCGCAGCGCCAGCGGATCATTCTGTGGACTCCTTGGCTTTCAGCGCGAGGCGCAGTGCCTCGATGGTTGCGTTCATGGCTATCAGTTGTTCGTGGTAGTTGGTTGCCGCAGCTACCAGTTGAGCGTGGTTCCACTTCGTGTAGTCCGGTAGGTCGGTGGTGGGTTTGAATGTCATAGCGTTCTCACCCCGGCGTTGTCGCCTTGACCTGTGCGGTATACCTCACGGATGCTGGCGTTGCAGATCATGCGTGGCATTGCCTCACCATCCAGACGGACGCGCGGAGCGACCTTCTCAAGACCACAGCTTTTACGCTGAGTGGCAGTAAGACCGTCATGGGGCTTCAGGAACTTTGGGCTAGGGTTGCTCATGTTACATCCACCAGAGTGCAATAAAAATAAACACTGAGAACAGGCCGATGGCTGCGAAAGCATCACGGATCAAACCAAGTGCTGAATCAATACGATCCCATGGATCATTCTTGCCGTAGTACACATCATTAGTGATGTCGTTAGGATCCTCGTTCATGCGTAGCATTTCCTTCTCCTGGTGGTAGTCAACAAGGTTCTGGTTCATTTTGCTTTTGCCTCACC